GCGTTGACGACGTAGAACGCCCAGCACCATTTACCCTTATGACGGTACCAGTGCTCGATGATGCGGATGCGCTTGGCCGTGGTCATCGTCCACTTGATTTCCCGGTCCGGGTTGGTGGTCATGTCGGAGCCGGAATCCATCAACGCGCGCAACGTGTCTTCGTGCTCGGGAAATAATACGATCGCGTCGTCAAGCTTGAACCACTTGGATATGCCTTCGTAGCCCCTATCGGTAAAATCCATGCGGTAGCATTGCGCGTCGTAGAAATATTCGTCCGCGATCACGAGGTCGCAGGAAAGGTCGATATCGCCGGTGTCACCCTTGGTGAGCGCGATCTGCACTCCCGACACGCCGTCGATCGCGCATTGCAGGAGGCACCATGGATCGAGCGACTTGAACTCGTTGGCGTCAAGCACGGTGCGGATCGATTGAGTGGCGATCTCGGCACCGGCCTCGCTCTTGGGATTGCGCCCGGCAGCCTTCGGGTCGGAGCGCAAGCGCTGGATCAATCCGACGCGGCGGTTGATCTTGCGGTTGACCCGGTTCCAGATTTGCGGCGGCTGCCGGCGCTCCTTGAGGATCGAGAGCTGGTCCCAGGTGAGTTGGGCACCGTGATAGTACCGCCGTGACTGCTTTTGTTCCTCGATCTCGTCGGTCTTGTTGGTGACGTAATCCTGGTATTGCGTGCGCAGCGTGTCAATGGAGAGGTACCGCTCGTCGTCCTCGTCGGATGCGGACACTGGCAGCTTCCGCGGTTTGGCAGCGTCGTCACGGATGAGACCGCGGCGCTTGGCGTCCTCGGTGCGGTCGATCTCTCGGGTTTGCAGTTGCGGCATCAGGCAACTTCCTGCATGTCAGCCGCCGCAAAGTTGCTGATCCAGAATTTGCGGGTGACGGTTTTCAATTCCGTTTTCGAGGCGATGATCGAGCATCCGAGTTCGGTCACGTCCCACACTTCGATCACTTCGCGCATCCCGTCCCGGCGCGAACCGAATCGTCGGGAGATAAGTCCTGGTTCTTTTGGATTAAGGCTTGGCATGTGGGCGCTTCATCTCCGAGCGGTCATCCGACGCTTGCGGATGAGGGCCTATGATCACCAGTCGGGATTCCAGAGCGGGACTTGTCCCCAAAATTGTTTTCTTACGCCGGCAACTCCGGATCCGCCACCAACTCCGTCCACAGCGACGGATAGACCTTCTGGATGAAGGCACCGTTCGGATGAATCCCCATCACCCAGGACTGCATCTTTTCGTCCCACCAGCCAACGACGCGACTATGCGCGACTGCAATCGGCCGCCCGGTCTCATCCGATTTTGACCACGCGCCCGGCACGAACAGCAGGACCGAGACCGGCTTGCCGTCCGCGTCGGGGCGTGGCGCCGTGTCGAGCGCCTTCCAGGGCGAATCCGCCACGATACCGCGCCGCCGCTACGCCGCAACCTTGGCCGGTTGCGGCTTGCCCTTTTCCGCTTCCCTAGCCTTCGCCGCTTCGGCGTTGACTTGCGCGTTCTTGGCAATAGCGGCGCTCGTGTCCGCCCGGACCTTTGCGTCTGCGGCAGCCTTCGCCAGCGCCTCATTCCCCGGTGCGGCGGCAGAAGCTTCCTGCGCCTTCTGCGCATCGTCGGCGGCGGCCTTGGCGGCGGCTGCCAAGGCAGCCGCCGCCTCCTGCGGATCGATATTCGTGATTCCCAGCGCCCGGTCGGAATGCAGCTTGGCAAGCCGCATACCGGCGACCGCGGAACCGACCTGGGCCGCGGTCAGCCTGATCTCCGTCTCGCCGATATCAGTCCGCTGCGGACGACAGGCCGTGAGAATCTGGCCCGACACCGGGTCGAAGAGATCAACCTCTAGGCCGAACGAGAGCGCCTGGCCGACTTCAAGCGGCGGGTCGAGCTTCAGCTCGGCGATATCGGCAAGCAACTTGGCAACGTCGTCTTTGGTATACATGACCGATTTTCCTTCTTGGTTGAAACAGGATTACAACTTCGTTCAAACCCGCATCTTGGCGAGCGCCTTGGTGGAAATCTTGCCCATCTTCGCGAGCCGCCCTGCGTGATGAGAGACTTGCCGCGTGTGGTCCGCATGGGCCGCAGCGTGTTTTCTCACTTCCTTCATCAACGCCGGATCGCGCTTGTGTTCTTCCGCCTTCAACATCGTGTGCATGGCATCGCGAACCTCCCAATGCCGATCCGGATGGCTCCACGGTTTCTCTTTGGTCGGCTTTTCCTCAAGGGCATCGGTTGTATTAGAAGCCATGGGTCACGTCCTTTCGGTCATCTTCTCGAACTGCTTGTCGGAAATCTTGCCCGAGCGGCGCAACTCGTTCGCCTGGCGCTCCATCTTGGAGAGCGGCTTGTCGTCCATCTTATCCCCGAGAATCTTCGCCAACTGCTCCTTCGCCTCGTCCAGCGCCTCGATCGGTTTGTCGAGCGAATGGGCCTCAACCAGTTCCGCAATGCGCTTGACTTCCGCGATCGCCTGGTCGGCGGTGTCGCCCATGGCGACGACGGCACCGATCTCCGGCGAGCCGGTCCATTGCGGGATGACGTAGTATTCGCCCTCGATCTCCGTCATGTTGCGCAGCTTCACGTTCTCCCGGACCTTGTCGGGGACGCTCACATGCTGCCAGTTCCGGTCCGCCCATTCGCAGATCAGCAGCATTTCCGCTCCCCAAACTGCCTTGAATTCCGGCTCAACGACAGTGCCATGCGCGCCTTCCCAGATGATATCGGCAAGATTTGAAATCATCATCTGATAAATCTCGGAAGGCGGTGAGCCGCAGCGAGCGCACGGATCGATCAGAAATGCCTTGCCGTCCGGGGTGCAGCGGACCTCGGTCGAGATAAAGCCGCGATAGCCGTAGTCCTTGAGCGCGGGGCTGAGCTTGTCGTTGATGGCGCGCACCTGCTTGGGCAAATCCTTGTAGAGCATCGTCCTCAGCAAATAGGCTTCGTCCTTGATCTCACATCCGGTCATGGCGCCGCGCGGGAACTTGCCGTCGACCGTATAGCCGTCATAGCCGGATTCAACCGCCGGATCGATTCCTTTCTCGACGATGAACTCCATGATCTTCTTCTTGGCGCCGAGATTGTGCTCCAATTCTCCAATGCGGGTATCCACCAGTTCGTAGGTCTTGGCGTGGAACGTCTCCATGTCGCCGCGCGTGGCTGAAATCTTGACCCACTGGTCGTCGTTGCGCTTCAAGTGCTCGCGCAACTTGTCGATGCCGACGATCACCTGATAGGCACCGATATCGATGCCGAGCTTCTTGCAGAGTTGCTTGGACGCATCGCGATCGACCTCAAGTTCCTCCCCGCGCCGGCAACCCCAAACCGCCTTGCCCATGTCGACGAGATGCTGTTGCAGATCGCCCTCGTACACGTCGGGGAAAATCCACAGATCGATCTCGTCGAAGTGGCTCCACGGCGAGGACACCCGCTCAATGGCCTTGATGCCCTGGCCGATGCGGAGCGCATTGCTTTTCGGATAGCCCGACTCCCACGGCACGTAATACAGCACGCGACCGAAGTCTTTGGCGAGCGTGATCGCAAGCTCCACAAAGAGGCCGTGGTCGTAGACCATGACGGTGCGGTCTTTGTGCGAGGGCATCAGCGGACCTCGTTGTATTTGAGGCCGCGCGGCATTTCGTTGATCTCGGTTTCCTTGGGCGCGAAGTATTGCGCCGCAAGCGCAAGCGCATCCTCGCCCGAAAACCGATGGCAGCAATAGATGTCTATCGACACGAAGTTGCGGACCACGAGCGTGTGAATCTGGATGCCGGATTCGATCAGCGGAACCCACCCGGACAGCCCGGCCTTGTCGGGATAGGCGGCCGGCGAGCGGAACAGGAACGGGGGCGCCTGCACGGTCATGCCGAGCTTGCCGACCAGCGCCTCCAGGAAATTATAGCACAGGCTGATATCCGCGCACGCGCCTTGCTTGCAGCCGTAAAGGTCAAGCGTCAACAGGTAGCCGAAAGGCTCGCCCCACGACGGGTGGCGGTCGGAGACGGGGCGGCGATCTTCCCGCAGTTTTGTTCCCGACATTCAATCCATCCCAGCCTTCGCCGCCGCCTTCTCTGAGATCATGCCGCGCCCGCGCATGTGGCGGGGCATCTTGCGTTTCTTGGCACCCGACTTGCGTGCCTGGTCGAGCGAAGCCGCAACCGCCTGCTTCTGCGGATAGCCGGCATCGCGCATTTCCGAGATGTTCTCGCTGATGGTTTCCTTCGACGCGCCCTTCTTGAGCGGCATGGCCTAGACCTCGCCGAGGTGCTTCTTGGCCGCCGCTTCCGACACCATCCCCCGCGACCGCGGACCCTTCAGCGCCCGCTTGACCTTGCGCGAGAGCTGCGCCTTTGACGGATGGACCATCGCATGATCCGCCGCGCGTGGCCGTTCCACGGAAGGCTTCCCGCGGAAGGCAATTGCCTTGTTGGTGGGCGCGACGGTGGTTTCAGCCATGGCGATGATTAAGACGGCGATTCTATCGGATGAGTCAATATCACCGAACCGTGATCAACCGTCATTTGCCGCAAAACCGTACCCGTTGGCCTGCGGCACCTTCTCGATCACGCTCGCCGCAACCGTGCTCGTGTCCCCAATGAACCGCGCGACCTTGCGCCATCCTTTCCGCCAGAAGCACAATTCCTTCGGCCCGTAGGCGATGGCGAACAGCGGCATGATGTACCATTCCTCGTTCCAGCAAATCGGAATTGCCAGCTCGCCGGTGAACTGGTTGCGACGAATGATCAGCGCGGGGGCAGGTTTGGTGCTCACAGCGTCACCGCCGAGTAATTATCCTGCCCGTCGCGTCCGACCGCCTTGTAGGCGGTATCGCTCAACGGCTTGCTCGCGACCGTGGCTTTGACCCAGGGCCGGGACATCGCGGCATAGCGCACGTCGTCGGCGCAATGATCTTCCGCTTGCGTATCCAAATCTTCGGCGCGGTGCGGATCGTGCTGCAGCACCGGGATAGTCCGGATGGAATCTTTGCAGGTCGAAAAGAAGTAGATCATCGGCCGACCGTTCACCCCAATGAGCCGCGAACGCAACTGGTCCCATCCTCCCATCGCCCCAGATTTCTGCGGATCGCCGGCCGACCGCGCCACCCGCGCGTTGTCGGCGGGGTGAAACGCTGCGAGCTTGCGCTCAAGCAGCACCGCGTTGATGCGCTCCGCGATCGATGGGCCGCCGTCCTCCTTGAACGCGGACGGATCAAGCACCCCATAGGTGAGTTTTGCGCGGTCGTCCTTTTCGCGCTCGGCGATGCCGTAGCCGACCTGCTCGGCCGTCAACTTGCCGGCGACCTGGCCGTACCATTCACGATAACGGACGATAGCTCCGCGTGGCAGTATTCGAGGTCTTGTATCATCCGAGTCAGCACCGGACTGAGTTCCGGATAATGGTTTGTAATCATCCCCGACGACGGCCCACCAACCAATGGAAAACGGAGCATAGGAGCCCCAATCACCGCTGCGAAAGCGCAGCCAAGTTTCCGGAACAGCGAACGGCGCGATAACATGTTTTTCATTTGACCACTCCGAAAAGAAGGCACCTTCGATTGCCGACCAGTCGCCTTCGAGCCATGCCTTCACGAGCTGCGAGGAACCGACCAAGTGGAGCCGCGACACGTAGCCCGGATCGTTGTCCAGCAGAATCTTGTTGTCGGTGATTCGCGACGGGATCACCGCGACCTTGTGGACCGAGCCATCCGCCAATTTACGCACCAGAACCTTTGGAGCCAAGGGGAACGGATGAAGCTCGTAGCGGTGTCTGATCCAATGTTGCCCGCCGCCGCCCGGATTGGCGGTCAGGATCAACTGAACCGGAACGCCGTGCGAGGACCGTAGCACGCCGAACAGCCGGTCGATGGGATCAGGGCGCACATATTGTCCGGCTTCCTCCACCCAGGCATCGGTGACGTTGCGTCCCTGGTATTCGTTGCTGTCCTCGATCGATTCCAGATAGCGGAAGGCCACACGCCCGCCGTTGGGCATCCGCCAGCGCAGCTTTTGGTCGTTGAACTTGCCGCCGAGCGGCCCATAGATTTCCTTGGACCGCTCGATCGCGTCCTCTGCCGAAACGGAGGTGCGGCGGAACATGATGCCGTTGAAGTTTGTCCCGTAACGGCGTTCCTTGAGCGCCCACTTGCCGAGCACGCCGTCAGTCTTGCCCCCGCCTCGGCTTCCGCCGAAGAAGATTTCGGGAAACGGGCACGAGCACAGGTGGTCCTGCGGACCTTCCTGCGGCGACCATGTGGTGGAGCGGAAGAGTTCGGAGCGGACGGCGACGTTCATGCCGCCACCTGCAGTGGGCAATTCCAGAATCCTTGTGCCCCCCGCATAGGAATTGGCGGGATGAACGGCTGAATGTCAGTGAGCGGCCACGCCCACATATGATGGTCGATGCGGTCAGAATCGGCAGGGGAATTGAATAGCGCGGCCACCGAGCGGGGTTTGCCCAGGATCGCGGTTCCGAGAGCCGCCGCAAGTTCAACCACACCTTGGCCTTTGTACGCCGCTCGCAGCCGTAGCAGCAGCGGCATGGCAATCTCGGCCCGGAGCGACGAAAGTCGATCTTCCATCCGGTCGATGATGTCATCGACCTCGGGGAGTTTTACCGGCCGGCTACCGGCGTGGATGACGATGCGCTGACCCTCAAGGGATGGCTGCCGCTCGCGGTAATCCCAGCGACGGAACTCGTAGGGCTTGGCACCGATCATGACGAGCGTGGCCCACGGCTGCCAGATCGTCAGCGCTTTCACGCCGCGGACGCGCGCTGGCGCTCCCATTCCTCCTGGCTCAGCGGGTGCTCGGAGATCAGGTAATGATCATGCCGTGCCGGACCTTCGCCTGACGGATCGGTCAGCGCCACCTTGTCGCGCATCAGCCCACGATGGCGCATGAGTTTGTCGAGCGCGTTGACGGGATCGCGGATTTTCAGCTTGGGGCCGAACTTGGTGTGGGAGAGTTCATCGATCAGCCGGTAGTCATCCTCGCTGGCATGGCTGAAATCGAGCTGCGGCAGACCATTGCGCAGCTCGATATTGCCGTCCTTGTCGCGCTTGACAAATCGGGCGAGCGAAGCCTTGGCGAACAGCGCCACGTCGGCGAGCACCCAGCCGTCGTAAATCTCGGCGAATTGCGCGGAACGGGCCGCCAGCTCGGACAGCCGCTCGCACATCTCAGTCGTCTGCCGCAGCCGCGCGATATTGCCCTTGAGGCCGGGGCCATCCTTGTAGCCGGCGGCAAGGCCGGCGTCCCGGCCGGTTTTACCCTGGATGTAGGCGTGCGCGACCAGCTCGTGCTTGGGATTGCGCAGCGGCGTGTTCGCGATGCGACCGCACGGCGTGCGAGGCGGGGCCAGAGGCGACTGCTGGGAATCAATTGGAATCAAATCGTTCACGACTTCGCCTAGTTTTTGCCATCAGCCGATTCACAAGGCGAAGCTACACCGAAGGACCCGGAAACGTCAACGGGCCGTCTCGATCCCCGAGACGGCCCGCCAGCAGGGGGGCTGCTGATCCATGACGCCGACGCCACAAACAGCCGCGCGATTTAGGTGATTCGATTCTGCGCTGCAAGGATTCAATCCGGCTTCTCGCCCAGGATTCGGTGCATAACGGCCTTGGCGCCGGCAGCGATTGGGCGGTTGTAGAAGGCCCTTGCCTGGCGCGTGACGCCGGCTTTGAGCGCATCCACGGCCTCGCCAAGGGTTCTTTCGGGCGGCTGCTCGGATGGCTTGAGCGGTTGCGCGGAGGCATAGGTCATTTCGGGACCACGTTTGGCGTGAAGCCGAGAGGCAGGGACGGGCCGCATTCGCGCTCCCTTTTAAGGATTTTGACGCGCTGGTCAATGATGGCGACGAATTGCGCCCCCGCAAGCCCTTCGGCCTTTGCCGCCTCGATCAAGTCCTCGAGGTCGTTCGGGTTCTCCAGGACCGCGAGCCACTTGCCCACCTGGGAGGTCGCCGAGAGCCGCCGCAGCTTGACCCGCTCCATGAGCACGGCCACCCCTCGATTGTACACGCGCTCGTGATCCTCGCTGTTCTTCCTTTCTCGGTGGCCTGCAGCCTCTCCCCGCATACGGAGACTCAGAGAGGAAGATTCTATCTTCTGATTCTGATTCGCACGCTTGGGGTCTGCTTCAAGCAGAGCCGTATTGTGTGATTCCAATGGCTTAACGGCGTTCAAGCGGCCATTTTGGTCACTAGCAAACGTGCCCCTTGATGCCTTCGCCATGCCGCCCTTGCGCGCCTTGTCCACGGCCGCCGATCGGCGCTCGCGGGTCCTCAACAGGAGTTCCAGGAGTTGCGAACAGGACGCCATCCCGTCGCCGACCGTGAGCTTCGACAGGATGGTGGGCGCGAGCTTGCCCCAACGCTTGCCGGCGCGTGCGAAGCGGGCGAGCTTGTCGGCCGGCAGATAGCCGCCGGCCCGCCATAAGGCGCGCTGCAAGCGGACATAGGCGCCGAGTTCTTCGTTGGTGAGTTCTTCCGAATCAGCGATGGCGTCGTTGACGTGCTCGGAGCGGTACGGGAGTTCGGTCACGATTCCCCCCTGATGATCACAGCCTATGGTCTCGATTCGGTTCATTGGTCGAAAACATGCGTGCGGGCTATGGCTTCCCAAATCTCCAAGGCGGCTTTGTCGTCGTCGCTCATCATCCGGCTCACTTCGGGCGGAGACGTTGCGCCGCCTTGAATGAATAGATTGGCGCGCACGGTCGCGATAGCTGCGGCGGCGTCACGTGGTGAGGGAAGTCCGATCAAGATTTCCATAATATCGGCCGCAGCGCGGTTTGTCTGATTCATCGTGAGAGCCTCCGATCACCAGTCGGGATTCCAGAGCGGTCATTGTCCACAAACTCTTATAACCGATTCGTCTTAAGCGATTCTATCTTCGAATTCTGCATCTTCCTCGCCAATTCCTGCAAATGAGATTCCGGGAATCCATTGAAGGCAGCGAACAAGAAGGCAATACATGCAGCTCGGTAATCTCCGACTGCAAGGTCCGTAGGCCGAGGCCCATCAGCCTTGACGTGCCCTAAAGGTGAGGACTTTACATGGGAAGGTCATGATTTTGAGAACTACGTTGCCTCTTTGTGCCTTATCGGGATGTGATTTCCTCAACTACTTTCGTACTCGCTCAGTCCGCGTGTGCGGCCTTTTAGATTGGTACACATAAAAACTTCCCGACCGAGTCTCGAATCATGTGATCTGCATTTATTCGGCCCTGCGCTTGGCGAAGGCATCCGCAAGAACGAGTATTGCCGCTTGTGAGAGACTTCGCGGCGACGACAGGCTCGTTGCCGCAAATGCAACGGACAAGCCAGAGGCGTTGTCCGCGGCCCGCCTCACCATCTACAACATGAAGCGCCATCAGATGGCCAAACTGGCGGCCGGCTAAATCACTACGCAGCTTCCGTTGACCGCAGCCACAACTTTTGACGTGGCCGGTTTTGAGATCAACAAACCTCACCTTCTTGTACGTCCCACAGTCACATCGACACATTGCGCCTCCGGTCGAACGTGATCTG